CGTCTTGCATCATGCGCGAACGCTCAATATCTCCCAAAGCGCCTTCAATCACTTGAGACTCGTATGGGTTGTAGAACTGCTGAATGTCAGCCGCTCCAAATGGCGTCATGCCGAGGTTGTAAAGGTTTTGCTCTGCTGTCGTGTACATCTGACCAGGCTCAGCAAACTGCCTGACATCCAAACCAGTGGCGGCAGCCTTCGCACGCTCAAGGTTTGCCAAATACTCTGCCTTGATTTGTGGATCAATGCTTGTGGTGGCGGTTTGTGATGTAGGCGCATTGGCCGCGCCAATCGCACCAGCTACAGCGCCAAGCAATGATCCTGCAATGCTTGGATTGGCCTTTGCAAAGTCTAGTATGGCTGAACCTACATCTCCCAAAGAGCTTAGAAGTCCAGTGCCACCAGCATATGCCGCTAACTCCGCTGGCGTTGCAGAAGCCCCATATCCCTCTGCGCCATACAAAGCCGCCCTATCCGCGCTACCAGTAGCTTCTGGCGTCAATGGTGAAATTTGATCTGCACCCATCCGAGCTACTTGATCAGGCGCTACACCGCCGCCAGTAGGAATGCCAAGATTTAAAGCATTCTGAGCTGCACTCGCCGTTTGGATGCCAGCAAGATTTCCTGCTGCCGCCGCCCCTGCCGCCGCCGAACTGCCACCATAAGCGCCAGCAGCCTGCGCCGCATATGGGCTTAGAGCGCCACTACCCGCCGCACCACCCGCTGCACCACCCGCTGCACCAGCGGCAGGCGCAAGATAACCCGCCGCAAGGCCAGACAATATCATTGGTCCTAAATCTTGTAAAAACCCACCTTGGTCATTTGAGGCAAATGCTTGTTCTGTTAATTTTCCAGAATTAGAAGAAAAGAGAATGTTGTATGGTCTGCCGTCAACTGCTCTTTGAACAGTTATATTTCCAATGCTACCATTTGTGACTTGCACATGAAGTGGCTCTTTAACACCAGGCAAATTTACTTCAGTCTGACCATTGTATATACCTCTATTCAGAATGTCATCTCTGACATATTGAACAACTACTGGCGGCAACTTACCTTGCTGTATATATTGATCTAATGACTCAGCTTTTATCCCTTTAACTTCCTCTGGAGTAGCTGAAACATAATCTTTTTTACCAAACGCCGCAATAGCCTCTCTGTCAGCCATTTGCTCATTGTATTTTTTTGCCCCAGCAAGATAAACATTAATTGCGTTTTGTCTGCTACCAAAAGAATCTGTGCCCAATTTGGCAATTTCTTCTTCATATCCAGGATCGCCTGGGAGTGGTAATCGTCTTGGATTCGCCATTTTTTTTCCTTTTAATCTTTGATTCTATTTCGCCGCCACGATTAGCGCTTACCCATCGCAACGATATCTAGCTTGGACACGCCGACACGCCAGTCTTCAAGCACATCACCTGTGTACCTGACTTTGACCAAACGCCCAGAGAAACGCACATCAGTTGGCTGCGCCGCTGGGTATGGACCATGATTTGACTCTGTGGATGTTGGATACAGCCTTGACTTAAAGCTCACCACCACCTCACCCAATGTCTGCTCATCAGGTATCACTTGGCGTACAGACATGATGTTGTCACCCTGCCCAATCTCCAATGGTCCAGACTCGGCAAACAAAATGCCTGAGTCGTAGGCATAGCCCACTTCATGCTCATAAATGTAGCCGTCAGATGACACCATCAGCGGATTCAAATACACACCCCTGTCAGTGCCTGCTGTACGCGACATAGAGCCAATGTTCCAATGGTTTTCGCGGTAGTTATAGGTGACATATGAGTCCACCTCATTACTGGCGCTTGATGGGTAGAACCACCATATCTCACCAAATTTTGAATTGTGTACTGCGTACACCTTGCTGGCTTGGTTGTAGTTCAGATTCTGAAACACATAATCAGACACATCGCATGGCAAAGGCTTGACATATCCATCAAATAACCAAAAGCCTGATGTTGACATCCACATCGCGGCAGTATCAATGGCTGCCACTGCCTGCGATGAAATCAAACCACATCCGCTTGCAGCCTTTTCAAATGAGTACACATAAGGCAAACCAACATAGGTAGCAGTATGAACATCAACATCAGTAAACAGCAAATTGATGCCGCGCACCTTTTTGCCTGCCTTTAAAGCGCCAACTGTCTGCAGCTCAAAGTCACCCGCCTGACTGGTGGCCGATGCAGTCCAGTTTGTATTGTTTTCCTGATCGCACCACTTCACCAGTCTAGGGTTGCTGGATGCGCCCAAGGCAAATATAAATCGCTCGGCGGTGGACATTACAGCCTGACATCCTGTTGGCGCGTTGGTGATGGCCGCAGCCAGTGTCGGGGTAGAGAATCCCAACTGCCACTCGTAAATCTTGCCGTCTGAGTCAGAGCAGCCAATCAGGTACTCGCCAAAGGTGTCTAAGCTCCAAGTCGTTGCCGGCGTCACAGAGCCTGTATCGGGACGCGCTACACCATACGCAAAATTGCCATAGGTAGAGTACCCATAGCCAGTCTTTGTTAGTGCATCAGCCTGTCCAACAGTGAAACCTGTTGGCGTGATGTCTTTGAGCGTGCCGGCCTCGTTCATGGCGTAGAGCTTTGAATGCGTGCCGGCAGCAATCCATCTGTCACCACTGTTATCCCGCCAAGTGAGTAATCCTCGGCATGAGCCTGTCATCTGACTAGTAGAGCGCTTGCGCCAGCCGCCAATCGGTCTAAGAGTGTTCTCAAACCAGCGTACCAAGTTGGCGTCAAACCACCTCCCAGCCGACTGATACTCAGTGCCGTTTCGGTATACGCCTGGTGGGATTTTTAGAGGTATGAGTGCCATAGGTCAATTATGCTGTTTCTGTAGACAAATTGGACACAAAAGAAAGTGTGGCAATGACTGAAGGCACGACTGGCCTAGTCGGTGAGGCGCTGGCTGCAAAATGCTCAATGCTGACACCAACATCTGTTGTTCGCCACATGATCTCTACATAGTCATTGGCTGCTAGACTGACAAAGAAGTTCAGCGCGGCAATTAAGTGAGATGGATCGCCCGCCGCTTTTCTTGGTGGGGTATGAAATCTGCTATTTGAATTGGCGATGTTTGTGCCGTTCTTGCGAAACCACACATCCACATCTTGGCCGTCATTGGTGGTGTTTTTGAATTGGATACTGAATTGCAAGTTGTATAAGCCAGCCTGAGACACATTAAGTCTTGACGAATTCGACAATGTCACGCCATTGCTGAAGTCGGTGGTGTCAAAGGTGATGGCATAGGCTGTGGTGGTGTTGGCCGCCGTCTGATCTGTGCCATCTTGAAATGCGCCATATGGGGCATTGATGTATTTGCTACCACGCGGCCCGAGGATCGCTGCAAAGAGTGCCGTCAGCTTGCTGAAATAAACATTCAAGCCGCCAAATGACGTACCGAAAAATCCTTGGTCATAGGCAGGCGCAGGCGAGCCAAGGTTTGGCTGCGCTGGTGTCGTTATCTGCTGACCAAGATTGAGCGCCATTAGACGTTTCTCTCAAAGTGTGGGCAGTCTACCAATGACTTAAAGTTACCGCCCCAACGATTCTTTTGGTGCAGACTTTCCCAAAACGCGCCAAGTGGTGCAATGGTTGACTTATCCCAAATGATCTTGCCATCCTTGAAAAAATTCAGATCGATGGCGCAACGCTTTAAGTGGATGGAGTTCATGGTTTTGGAGCGCCCCGCCTTAAAGTGCAAAGCCTGTTGTTCGGGTGTTCTAGCCAACTCGCCACCAGTCACCACAAAGCCCTGCTCTGTGGCGTATTGGATCAGCTTGCACATATCCAGCAGGAATGCAGCCTGTTCGGTGTTTAAGCTCATTTCTTCCTCATATCAGCAAGTTTTTCAATTGTTCTGCCGCCAAAGTATGCGCCCATGATCAACATACCCCAATTGCCCAACAAAGTGACGTAGGACTCGTTTGCGTTGTATCCATAGGCAGACATCATGGCAAACAAGAAGTAGCCTAGAAAGATCGCTATAAGGCTCATGGGTCGAATGTTCTTGGATAACCAACTGTCGCTAGACATATCAGCCTGCCAGCGGTCTGTAATGTTGTCGGCATCAGACTGTGCAGCCTTTGCCAGCAGATCAAGCTCTGCCAGCTCTAGTTTTGCCTTTTCAATGCCAAGCGCCAATAAATTTTCTTCATGGTCAAAC